TTGCGCTTACCGACGTCGAGAGCGGGAACGAGTATAATACGCTCGTCGTAGCGCTCCTCTCCGTTGACGCAAAGGTAAGAGAGGCAGAGGAAGCGATCGCGAACGCGAACGCGGCTACAAGCGCCGCCAACGCCGCGGCAAGCAGAGCGAACGGCGCCGCAGATCTCGCCGACGAAAAAGCCGCCCTCGCCGATGAAAAGGCAACGGAAGCGAATAACGTCAATATTTCCGCAAGAGCGACCGAAACCGGAGCGGATATTACCGTAACGGATAGATACGGCGTAGAAACTACGGTACATATCGACACGCTTACCGCCGTCAAAACGTGGGAGGACGTGAGAAACGCCGTTCGCCTCGGTATCGCCCCGAGCCTCTTCCCGGTTGGATATGAGTTCACCGTTGAGAGGGAAGGAAGCGGATCTCATACGTTCGTCGTCAGAGGACACGACCACCACGTAGCCGCGAATAAGAAGCTCACGCACACAATGACGCTCGAAATGAAGCACGTTTACGGCACCTCAAGCACACCCTACAAGGGATTTGTATTTGACGCTACCGAGGCGCTCTATTACGCAGAGACGGAGCTCCCGGCGGGAACGTATAACTTTACGCTTCTCTCGGGCTACGACGCGACCTACGGAGGCGGAAAAACGCTCTCCTTCACGCTCGCGAATCCCGTCCCGGCGGGCGGCGTAATTATGTTCCCGTGGGGCTATCAAAAGCAAAGCACAGAAACGAAAATCAGCACTTACGCGAGCAACACCGCGACAACCGCGATCGAGAGCGTTTCTGTAACCGAGGGAGCTTCCGGTACCAACCTCGGAACCGCCGACGGAAATACGCCGAATATGAACCATTCCCACAGAATCCGCTACGGATCGAACAACTACGCGCAGAGCGCCCTTCGTCAATGGCTTAATTCCGACGCCGCTCGCGGTGCCGTATGGACGCCTCAAACGGTATTCGATCGCCCTCCGTCTTGGCATACCGGAACGGACGCGGCATACGCCGGTTTTTTGAATGGACTTGAGGCGGAGTTCCTCGCGGTCGTTCAGCCCGCGGTCGTTCCTTGCCGCACTAACTCGATCTTTGAGGTAAACAGCCTCGACGGTACAGAGTTCGTTATCAATCAGACGTACGATCTCGAGGATAAATTTTTCCTCTTGTCGCGTCCCGAGATATACGGCACGTGGGACAGCACTTCCTATAAGGACGGCGAAAGGTTGGAGTTCTACGAAGGTTTGACGGACACGGAGAGAATCAAGTACGACTCCGCGGGTTCCGCGCGGTACTGTTGGCTTCGCTCGCCGCACCCCTCGAACGCCGGCAACGAGCGCTACGTGGCCACCGACGGCACGTTGAGCAACTACCACGCGGGCCACACTTACGGAGCCGCCCCCGCTTGTATAATCGCATAATCTCAAGATCCGCCTCGGTAGAGGCGAGAGAAAGGAAAAGAATATGAGCGTAAGAAAAGGCGACAGGGGCGAAGGAAAATTACAAGTTCTCAACAAAGCCCGGGAATTGAAGAAATACTCCCTCGGGATCGTCAGATCCGAAAAGCATTTTCCGAAATCTACTCGGTGGCTCTACGCCTCACCGATCGCCGAAGAGATACGCGAGGCTTGTATTTGCATAAGGCACGCTAACTCGGTTTACGTCTCGAGCGAGGACGAATACCGATACCGCCGTATGGAGCAAACGAAAGCACACGCGCACCTCGACGCTCTTCTCGATTTGATAGACGACGCCTACGACGCCGGATATATCGAAGGGCGTCAAGCGGAATATTGGACGGGCTTAATATTACAGACCGACGATCTCCTCAAGGCGTGGATAAAGTCAGATCGGGAAAAATATCAAGAAAACAAATAAAGGGCGGTTGCTACTCTATTCGGTTCCGCGCGGTACTGTTGGCTTCGCTCGCCGAACCCCTCGAACGCCAACAACGAGCGCAACGTGAACACCGACGGCACGTTGAACAACAACAACGCGAACAACACTAACGGAGCCGCCCCCCGATTGTGAGAATTGCCAGTATCAAGTAGTCAAAAGACCAAAGCAGAGCACCTCACACAAGGAGCGACCGTCCTATCTCCAAAGGAGGGAAAAATGCGGGCGACGAAGGTATCTTGCGAGATAGCCCTTTTAACAGCGCCCGCGGCAATTATGCCATACGAGAAAGTTATTTCATTCGACGCGCTATATCGCGGCTTGAAAATGAGCTGTAAAAATATACGGTGGAAAGATAGCACCGTAGGCTATGAAGGTAACGCCCTCAAAAACACGTATAGGCTCCGTCAGAGCTTGCTCAAAGGAACCTATAAAATTGACCGCTACCAACATTTCACCATTTACGAGCCGAAAAAGCGCGAGATCGTAGCTACCCGAATCAAAGATCGTCAATTTCAAAGGGCGCTTTGCGATAACGGTTTCTATGACGAAATCACAAAATCCTTTATCGCCGATAATTGCGCTTGTATGAGAGGAAGAGGAGTAGACTATACCCTCGACCGAATTACAGCGCACCTCCGGCGATACTACGCAAAGAACGGCGCCTCGGGGTGGGTGCTGAAATGCGATATTCACCATTATTTCCCGAGCATACGGCACGACGTAGCAAAGGCGGCTATTTGTAAGCGGGTTAAAGACCGCGAAATAGCTTTCCGAGCTTGCGAGATAGTGGATAGCTTCGGAGATATAGGGATCGGGCTCGGTTCTCAAGTATCGCAACTCGTAGCGCTTGCGGTTCTCGACGATCTCGATCACTATATCAAAGAGCGCCTCCGTGTAAAGCATTACGTGCGGTATATGGACGATTTTGTGCTTATACATCACGACAAAGAATTTTTGAAACGCTGTAAAACGGAGATCGAGGAGTTTCTTTCCCGGATAGGGTTAGAGCTCAACAAAAAGACCTCTCTTTACCCCTTGCGGCAAGGCGTAAATATGCTTCAATGGAAATTTATCGTAACGGAATCCGGAAGGATCCTTCGTAAAATGAGCAAAAAGAAGCAAGGAAAGCAACGTCGAAAGCTCAAGAAGCTTTACGCAAAAGAGCAAAGCGGCGAATACGCGCAAGGAACGGCGAGAGAATCTCTTACCTCGTGGATCGCAAACGCCGCCCGCGGCGATACGTACCACGAACAAAGAAAAATGATAAAATTCTATAACGATATGGAGGAAAGCTATAATGAAAAACGACAACCATAAGCGCCTCGCGAGGATCGAGGCTATGACAAACGCGCAGAGAGCCGAGCTAATGGAGACGCTCAAGGCGGGCTATGAAAAGGCTTGTGAGGAGAGAGACGAGGAAGGCGCGGCGGAGTTCGCTCGCAAAATCAGAAATAAGCTCCTCGAGGAGAGCGATAATCAAATGATTTTCGACCGAATGGGGCTCGACGTTCCGAACGGTAGCACGTTCGGCGCTTGGCTCGGTTTCCTTCAAACGCTCGGAAGGATTCTCCTCGGATCGTGGGCTTTGTATAGAAAAGCCCTCCGAGATCTTCCCGAACAAGAGGGATTCCCCTTCGATGTTAAATTCCCCGAAAAACCGAACGAGGAGGAGTAAAAATTGTCTTTATTGGAAATAATCGAGCGCCTTTGCGAAATTGCTCGCTTGCAAGCCGAGATCATAAGCAAGCAAGCGGAAGAAATCGAGCAAGCAAAGATCGCGGATTCTGTATCGGAGGAGCTTCGCGAAATGCGAAGCCGCGCCGAACGCGAGCTCGCTACCGTTTTCAAGGAGTACAATTAAAGAGTATGCTTGAAAAAATTTTACCGCCTATTCTTTCGATCCTCTTCGGTTGGCTCGCTTCGTTTCTGACGATCGCAAAATCCAAAAGCAAAGAGCGAAAAGACAGAGACCGAGCCGTAGAGGACGGGCTCGAAGCCCTCCTCCGCGCCGAGATCATACGGCAATACGAAAAGTACAGCGAGAGGGGTTTTTGCCCTATCTACGCAAAAGAAGCGCTCAAACGAGAATACGGCTCGTATCACGCGCTCGGAGGGAACGACGTCGCGACGGAGCTCTACCATAAGATTTTAGAGCTTCCCACGGATCCACCGCGCGACCACGATCCCACAGAATACAAAAAACATCATAACGAATAAAAAGGAGATTTTCAAATGAAAGAGTTTTTTATGAGTAATTGGGCGAGCCTTCTCGTGATCCTCGTCTTTGTAGCTACCCTCGTAATTCTTGCTATCAGAGGCAAGAAGGATATTGTAGCGAAGATCCTCTACGCGCTCGTTACCGAGGCGGAGAAGATCTACGGCGGCGGTACGGGATCCGTAAAGTTCGCCTACGTCGTCGAGAAAGCCTATTCCTATCTCCCGGCGATCCTCAAGGTATTTATTACATACGAACGACTCAAGACAATGATTGAGGACGCCCTCGCCGCCGCTAAAATCAAGTGGGCGGAAGAGGCGGGGATCTCCGATTATTTGAAAGAGCCCGAGCTCCTCGTAGGTGAGCCTGTCAACGTGGACGCCGCCTCCGATAAC